TCAGCGTCCGAGAGCCTCGACGTGGGCTCGGATGTCGGGTCCGTCCACGACACGCCCGGTGTAGTGATCTTCGGTGATTTTCGTGTTCGAGTGTCCGAGCGCTGCTGAAGCGGTCTCGAGGTCGACCTCGTCACGGATCAGCTTGCCGACGGTCTTCCGGAACGTCTTCGGTGTGACCCAGTCCTCGTAGCCGTAGTGGTCCCGGAAGTCGCGCCACTGCCGTCGCATGTTGTTCGGCGATCGGAGCGTGCCGGTCGAGGACGGGAACACCCACTCAGTGCGGGCCTCGGACCTGCGTCGGAGCAGCATCGCGACGGCGAACGGCGCGAGCTTCAGTCGACGGAAGTGCGAGGCGTTCTTCGGGTGAGGCTGGCGCTGCAGCCCCTCGCCTCGGACCTGCACGACAGTCCCGCAGATCAGGACGGTCGGATCGTCGGCGCCGAGGTCCACGTCCTCCCATCGGATCGCGAGGAGCTCTCCGGTGCGGATGGCGGTCGCCATGAGCATGTCAACGAGATCCCCGAGCTCGGCGACGCGCTGACGCCCAGCACCGTCCGTTCCGCCATCCCACTCGGTGAGGCGTCGGCGTAGTACCACGACGTCGTCCAAAGCGATCGTGCGGACCTCGGCGCGCGTCAGGGTGACGGTCCTGGCGTCGGGTACGGGGTTGCTCGGTGCGGCCCCGTGGCGGACGGCGAGGGAGAACATGCCCTTGAGGATCACGCGGGAGGTCTTCGCGGCCGCGGGGGACTTCTTCTCGAGAGCGCCCAGGTAGCGGTCGATGATCGGGACGGTGACCTCGCGGATCCGGAGGCCGCCGAGCGCCGGCTCGACGTGGACGCGGAGGTTGCGCCGGTACGCCTCGAGGGTGCCGGCTGCCTTGTTCTGCTTGAGCAGGGTGTCGTACCAGCGGTCGGCAAGCACCCGCACGTGGCTCTCAGCGGTCATGTCGCCGCCGTGGAGACGGGTGCGGTCTCGGAGGTGCTCTACGAGCGCGTCCTCGGCCTGGCGGCCCGTGGCGCCCGTGCGTTCGACCTGACGGGTAATCCCGTCGAAGTCTCGGAAGCGCGCGAAGGCCACCCACGAGCCCGCTCGCTTCGTGCGGGTGATCTTGCCCCAGGTGCCTAGAACGAGTGGTGGTCGGGGCATCAGGCGCTCACGAGCCGGTGGCCGGCGTAGGTGCGGGGCCCGAACTTCTTCAGGACGTATCGACGGAAGTCGTCGACGACGGCGGTGGTCACGTTGAGCTCCTCGGCGATGTAGTGGGCGTCTGGGCTGACGCGTTCGAGCGCGGCGTAGTCCTCGGGGTGGACGAGCAGTGTGGCTGCGTACATGTCGGCCTGGCGCTCGAGCGCGCTGTCGAGGCCGCTGTCGCAGGTGTGTCCGTGGTGCACGTGGCCGAGTTCGTGGGCGAGGACGGATCGGCGCTCGCTTGGGGTGAGCCGGATGTCGAGGTAGATCCGCTCCTCGAGCGGGGAGTACGCGCCGAGCAGGTCCTCGGGGAGGTGGCCTAGCACGACGCGGACTCCGTAGTCCCTGGCGATGTCCATCAGGTCTCGCACGTTGCCCCTTGTCTGATCGGTCAGTCGGCAGCTGGTTCGTCTGCCTTGCGGCGGCCGCGGCGGGCTGCCTTTGGGAGGTCCTGCAGGTGCGACGCATCGGGGATGACGTCGAAGTCCTCGGAGGTGTCCTCATCTTGCGTGGCGGGTACGACACTGAGGCGTCGCGGCTTGAGCCCCCAGCGTGCGAGGTCGGCGGCGTCTGCTGCTGCGAGCGCCTCGAAGTAGGCGGCGCCGTGGCGGCGGATCGCGATCTCGGCGTTGCGCACGATCTCTGCGGGTTCGATGTCCATGCCGTGTGCGAGCCGGGCGAGTTCCTCGACGTCGACCACGCGCTGCGCTCGGAGGGTCTTCGAGACAGTCGAGTACGGCAGCCGGCTGCGCGCGGCGAGCTCGCGGACGCCGATGTTTCGGCGTCCCGCCTCGGCGCGAAGCTCGGCGCTCACTGCCTGGCTCATCGGACCCAATTCGCGGCTGTTCGTTCCCATGTTGAAAAACTTAGCCATTTCTGGAAACAGGCACAAGTCCCCCTTGCGGAGGACCTACATGGGCGCATACTGGTCCACATGGAAACGCAGAGCTACAGCGAGCAAGTGGCGGGAGAGGTCCGAGCGGCCATCGCCCGCGCCAATCTCACCCAGAGCGCGGTCTGCGCAACGACGGGGATCAAGGGGGCCACGATGTCCCGCAAGCTCTCCGGCAAGGTCGCGTTCGACGTCGACGAGCTCAGCCTCATCGCTGACGCGCTCGGACTCGTCGTCTTCGAGCTGATGCCTCGGACTCGACCGGCTGCGCAGCAGACCCACCTCGAGGCGGTCGCATCGTGACCGGCATCGAGCAGACCCGCCCCGACGACGAGCAGCTCGTCGACATCACCGCAGCGGCCGAGTACCTCGGTCTGAAGGTGAAGACCCTCTACGAGTGGCGGCGCCTTCGCAAGGGGCCCGTCGCCACGAAGGTCGGCCGGCTCGTGAAGTACCGCCTCGGCGACCTTCGCGCGTACGTCGCCTCCCAGCGCGACACGGCGCCCGCCCAGGGCACCGCCGCCTGACCTCTCCCTGATCTTCTGCCGCCGGGCATCCGACTCCCGGCGGGATCTCTCCTCACCCTCTGAAGGGGCAACGACACATGTCCATGGCTACGCCTATGCCCGAAATCGGGCTCTCGATCCTCCCGAAGGACCTGCGGAAGCGGGACCTCATCACCCTCCCGGACCTCGGCGACGTGCTGGTCCTCGACCTCTCCGACGCCGGCGACGCCGTGTGGGCGACCGTCTGGGACGGCGTGCACGACGTCACGACGATCCGGCTGCACAAGCTGATCCCGGTTGGCTGGCGGTCCGGTACCGAGGCGCGGGACTTCCGCGTCGTGCAGGTCCTCCGCCGCGGCGTCCCGTGGTTCGTCGTCTCGATCGCTGTCGCGCTCGTCGCCGGTCTGGCGCACGCGCCGATGTGGGGCGGCCAGGTCGTGCTGATCGTCGCGCTGTGGTTCTTCGGCGGCCTCCGCATGGCGACGACGCCGCGGGTGCTCCGATGATCGGGCACATCGCGCCGGAGGACCTGCGCACCGAGGACCCGCGGCCGACGGGGCCGACGCTCGACACGATCGACCGCGCGGAGGCCGTCGTGCGGAAGTACGCCGGCGAGCACACGGACGAAGTGCTGGACGCGCTGGGCCTGCTCGACGAGGTGCTGTCGTGATGGTCACGCTCGGCGAGGCGCTCGACGAGGCCCTGGCCGGAATGACCGTCGAGCAGCCGTCGGAGGGCAAGCGGACGTGCGAGGCGCTGCTGCCGGACGGCGACTGCGGGAACGACGTCGAGTGGATCCTGTCGTGCCGTGAGGGCGGTGAGCCGGTGCTCGCGTGTGACTGGCACATGGCGAAGCGGGTGGAGAACCCGCTGCGGCGGTGGGGCACGTGCAAGGGCTGCGGGTGGGAGGGCTACCTCGACCAGATGGTGTCCGAGCACTGGTCGGTCACGCCGTGGGCCGAGTCGTGATCGTCGTCGGCCTCGACCTGTCGCTCGCGAACACGGGCGTCGCGGTCATCCGGGCCGGGCAGGTGTTCCTGCACCGCATCGACGCGACGGCCGACGAGACCCCGCTGCGCGCCTGGCGGCGCATCAAGGCGACCGCGAGTCAGACCCTCGGCCACGTGCCGGCGGGTGCGCTCGTCGTCCTCGAGGGGCCGTCGTGGGGGTCTCGGTTCGGGAAGCCCGACGAGCGGCACGCGCAGCGGTGGATCGTCCGCGGCGGCCTCCTCGAGCGCGGACATGACGTCGTCGTCGTGGCGCCGACCACCCGCGCGAAGTACGCCGCCGGGAGCGGCAAGGCGGAGAAGCGGGCGGTGCTCGCTGCGATGCGGGCCCGTCACCCCGGACTGGCGATCCGGGACCACAACGTGGCCGACGCCCTTGCCCTCGCGGCGATGGGTGCCCGGTCCATCGGCTGCCCCATCGACGGGGAGCCGAGCAAGCAGCAGATCGAGGCCATGGGCGCCGTGTCCTGGCCGACTGACGGAAGGAGCGCGTCGTGAGCGTGCAGATCATGAAGTTGAAGCTCGAGGAGACCCGGGACGGGCTGCAGGAGGTGGAGGTCGACGAGCGCCTCGCGGCCGCGCACCTCGGCCACAAGGTGACGGCGATCGTCACGTACGAGGTGATCGGTCACCTGGACACCGCCGACGGCCGGCAGTCGCGGGTGAAGGCCGTGCACATCGAGCCGATGGAGGGCGACGGTGTCGCGGCGGCGCAGGCGCTGCAGCAGTCGGCGTACCAGGTGCGCACGGGCAACGAGACGCTGGGGATCTTCGGCGAGGACACGTCCGCTGTCGACGAGGACCTCGCGAGCCCGGACGGGGCCGAGGCGTGAGCGCCGCGACGGTGACGCTGCCCGCCGAGCTCGAGGCTCGTGCCGGGGCGTCGGACAAGGACCGGCCGGCGTGGCTGAACGAGCGCGCCCACGGCGTGACGGCGACCGAGGTGCGCGACCTGTACCTGAAGCGTCGCGGCTACCCGGGGAAGACCGAGGAGCAGCTGATCGCGGAGAAGCTGCCGTTCCTGCTCGCGACGTCGCCGGGGGAGGTCGAGGCGGCCGCGGCTGGCGGTTTCGGCGGGAACCGGTTCACGGCGTGGGGGAACACGCGGGAGCCGGTGATCGCGGAGCAGCTGCGTGAGCAGTTCGGGATGCTGCCGGAGTCGCGGGTGTTCCGCTCGGCGTCGAACCCGCGGCACCTCGCGTCGCCGGACGGGATCCGGGTCGGTGAGGACGGCCGCCTCGAGGTGTCGGAGATCAAGACGTCGGGTGTCGACATCGCGCCGGAGACGGACGCGTACCGGAAGAAGGGCTACGACATCCAGCAGACCTGGGTGACGGGCGTGATCGGTGCGTGGCGGTCGCTGTACGCGTGGGAGCAGCACGACGGCGACTGGCAGTGGCGGGGCGGTGAGTTCCAGGAGCCGGAGCCGCTGGATCTGTTCGTTCCGACGGCGTGGGTTTCGTTCGACGACGACCTGTTCGCGGAGCTCGTCGCCATCGCGGACGCGTTCCTCGAGCGGCTCGACGCTGCGTTGGCGGCGGCGCGTGCTGGTGATGGGCCGGTGGTGGACGAGGAGCTGGACACGCTCGCCGTGAACTACCTGCGCGGGCTCGACGAGGAGAAGGCCGGCGCGGACCTCAAGAAGAAGTCGTGGGATTCGATCCTCGAGCGCGTCGACGCGGGGGAGCCGGTGCTGCAGGAGACGGCCCTGACGCGGGTGTCGTTCTCGCCGGCGGTCGTCGAGGAGGAGCCGGTGTTCGGCATCGACGAGGACGCGGCGCGGGCGGCGAACCCGGAGCTGTACAGGCGCCGGGACCTGGCGCAGGCGGAGCTGGACAGCGCGCGAGACGCGCTCGGCGTGGAGGCGCTGGCCGTGGCCGCGCACGAGACGGCGTTCGCCCGGCAGACGGGCACGGAGCGCGTCGTGAAGAAGAAGGCGGCGCTGCGGGTGACCGCGGCGAAGGACACGAAGAAGGAGAAGGCGGCGTGACGAACGCAGTGGTGGCACTCCCCACGACGGGAGACGAGACGCAGTGGAACGCGTCTGAGCGGGCGCTCGTGGAGGCCGCGGGCCTCGTCACGGGCCCGGCGGCGAACCGGCGGCTGGCACCGCGCCCGGTGGTCGAGGCGTTCCTGATGCACGCGGCGCGGACCGGGCTCGACCCGATCGCGCGGCAGATCTACTGCATCGAGCGTGGCGGCAAGTGGGGCACGCAGGTGTCGATCGACGGGGCGCGCCTCGTCGCCGAGCGGACCGGGCAGTACCGAGGGCAGACGGCGACGCAGTGGACGTCGGACGGTGTGACGTGGGTCGACGTGTGGCTCGCGTCGGACGCGCCGAAGGCGGCCCGTGTGGGCGTGCACCGGGAGGGCTTCGTGGAGCCGCTGTACGCGGTGGCGACCTTCGACGCGTACAACGCCGGCGGGAACATGTGGCGGAAGATGCCGGCGCTGATGCTCGGGAAGTGCGCGGAGATGCTGGCGCTGCGGAAGGCGTTCCCGCAGGACCTGTCGGGGCTGTACTCCACGGAGGAGATGGACCAGGCGCAGGCGGGTCGTGCGCAGCAGCAGCGTCCTCAGGAGCCGGAGCAGCCGGCGCTGGTCGCTGAGGTGGTGGAGCCGTCGGAGGACTGGTTCGCTGCGGCCGCGGCGGTGTCGTCGCGGGACGAGGCGAACGCGCTGTGGCGGCGGATCCCGAAGCCGGAGCGGTCGGCAGAGCTCGAGGCGGCTGTGAAGGCGCGCCTGGTGGTCCTGGCGGAGGCGGAGAAGCCGTCGGAGCCGGAGGCGGCGCCGCAGTGGGCGGAGCAGGGGCAGCCGGTGACGGACTGGGCGACTGCTGAGGTGCCGCAGGCGGACGAGGACGTGGAGACGGTCGACGGGGTGCTCGATGGCACCGAGGTCGAGCAGGCGGCGCCGAGCAGCGGGTACGACCGATGAGCGGCGAGGAGCCGTCCGTGCAGGTGTCCGCGTCGCTGCCGACACGCGAGCAGATCGCGGAGACGTTGTACGTCCAGCAACAGACCCCCGCGGCGCGGATCATCTGGGCCGAGCTGCCCGAGTGGGTGCGCTCGGCGTACCTCGGCATGGCCGACGCCGTGCTCGCCCTGTTCTCGCAGCCGATACCGGCTGCCGAGGACGCCTGGGAGCAGGCCGCGCAGATCGCAGAACGGGACTCGATTGGCGTGACGCTCGCGGACCTGAATCAGTTCCCCGTCGTGCAGGCGACCGGTACCCGGATCGCGTTCAACATCCGCGCCGAGGCCCAGAAGCAGAACGGAGCCGACCGATGACTGAGCCGACGGTGCAGATGCCCGTGTCGCTGATCGAGGAATTGCGTGAGGCTGCTGACGTCGCCTACAAGGGACCGAACGACACCGACCCGGCGATGCTGCGGCTTTACGCCGACAAGATCCGGCGTGGTTACCCCGGCGGCGGGAGCAACCTCACCGCGGCGGTAGCGCGAGTGCTCGACGTGGTGGCCGACGCCCTCGTGTGGCAGCCGACCACGACCGCCGACCAGCCCCGCATCGAGGACTTGGAATCGGGGACGCTGCTCGAACTCGGCAAGCGGTGGACCGTCGCCAGGGACCACGACGGTGTCACGTTTCTGTACGCCGAGAACGACGGCTACTCGACGCTCATGCCCGCGTCAGCCGTCGACCCGTCCACGATCCGCGACGTGACCCCGCCGACCATGGAGCAGGTCTCGTGAGCGCGGTGGATGCCGGCACGGGCGAGGTCATCGACGAGCCGGGCCTCGACCCTCGGATCCTGCGGGTGCTCGCGTCGGTCGGCATCCACCGGCCGGACCGGCAGGACCGGCTGCACGTCGCGCTCGTGAACGCGGTGGGCCGGACGGTGAGCGGGTCGTACGGTGCGCAGCTGATCGCGATGCGGTTCGAGGTCGCGCAGTTCCTGCGGGACGCGGGCTCGGCGTACGCGACGGCGAAGGCGAAGCACGAGCACTACATCGCGGCGACGACGGTGCGGGAGGTCGCGGCGAACAAGACGTCTCGGGCTCTGGCGCAGCAGATGGCGGAGGCGTCGGACGACGGTCACCGGCTGCTGCTCGAGCTGCTCGTCGCGGAGAAGCGGGAGCAGTGGCTCCGGAAGCTCCTCGACACGTTCGCTGCGGCGGGCGACAACCACAGGACCGATCGCGCGGATCAGCGTGCGGCGGATCAGTTTCAGGCTCACGGGCTCGTCCCGGAGCAGAGGTAGGAGGCCCGTGATGGAACGGGAGAACGTGCTCGCCACGGCTGGCGAGCTGATCACGAAGGACCGCGCGGACCTGTACGGGCCGCCGGAGAAGTCGTTCGGCCGGATCGGTGCCCTGTGGGGCGCGATGCTCGGGATGGAGGCGATCGCGCCGGAGATGGTGGCGCTGATGCTGGTGCAGCTGAAGGTGTCGCGGATCGTGTCGTCGCCGTCGCACGAGGACTCGTGGGTGGACCTGTGTGGTTACGGGGCGCTCGGCGGCGAGCTAGCGACTGCGCCGCGCTCCATGCCGGCTGGGGTGCCGATGCCGCTGCAAGTCGGCGACCGAGTGCGAGTCCTTCCCGCGTCCGGTCACGGCGAGTGCGTGAATCTCGGAGTCGGCCGGATTGAGGAGGTCGTGGACGACGGCAGCCCGGTGCTCTACAAGGCGGCGTGGACGGTCGACGGCGAGTACAGCGCCCACACCGGCAACAGGAGCCACTTCGAGTTCGTCGGAGGTGCGTGATGGCTGACGAACGGAAGTGCTACGCGGGCGACCTGGGGTCGGACGCGCTCGGGAAGACGGTCGTCGTCCCGGAGCACGGGCTCGACGGTGAGCGTCGCGGCGTGGTCGTGGCGGTGTCGCACGGGACTGGGTTGACGGGGAAGCCGATCACGACGGTGCAGGTGCGGCCGTTGGGGTCGATCGGTGTGCAGCAGGCGTGGACGGTGGACGCGACCGTGGTCGTGGAGGTGCGTGCGGCTCGGGTCGCGGTGGTGCCGGGCGGTGACGCGGCGTGATCGCCCTGGACCTGTTCGCTGGCGTCGGGTGGGCGCTCGCCTGCCGCGCGCTCGGTATCACGGACCGGGGCGTCGACAACGCCGCGACCGTGGTCGAGACACGACGCCGCGCGGGTCTCGAGACGATCTACCGGGACGTCTGGGATGGCCTGTTCGGCGTGCACGGGGTCGGCCGCTACGAACTCCTCATCGCGTCCCCGCCGTGCCAGACGTTCAGCGCCGCGGGCAAGGGTGCGGGGCGAAAGGCGCTCGACGAGGTGCTCGCAGCCGTCCACGCTGGGCTGTGGCGGGACCCGATCGCGCTCCACGCACTCACCGTCTCGCTCGACCCGCGTACCGCTCTCGTGCTCACCCCGCTGGCGCACGTCTACCGCGACCGCCCCCAGTACGTCGTGCTCGAGCAGGTCGTGCCCGTCCTCCCCGTGTGGGAGGCGTACGCGGCTGTGATGCGTGAACTCGGCTACTCGGTCGTGACAGGCGTCCTCAGCGCCGAGCAGTACGGGGTGCCGCAGACTCGACGCCGCGCGATCCTCATCGCGCGGCGCGACGGTCTCGAGGCGAGCATGCCGACGCCAACGCATTCGCGCTTCTACGCCCGAGACCCGGAGCGCCGAGATGCGGGCGTGCACTCGTGGATCAGCATGGCCGATGCCCTCGGCTGGGGCTTGTCGGGACGCCCGGCTCCAACGATCACCGGTGGCGGCACTGAGACGGGCGGAGCCGAGCCCATCGCGAAGCTCGCCCGGTACACGAGCCGCCCCGACTGGTGCTTCCAGCGGCCCGCCACCACCATCGTCGCCGACCCACGAGTCGGCGGCCCTGGCCGGTCCGAGTTCGTGAAGGGTGGCGTCTCACGGCAGGACCGTCCGGGATCGCTGCGGCTCGAGCCTGATGAGGCTGCCGTGCTCCAGTCGTTCCCCCGAGGGTTCGATTGGGCGGGCGGCAAGGGGGCCCAGTTCCTGCAGATCGGGAACGCTGTACCGCCGCTGCTCGGGCAGCACGTGCTCGCGGCTGCGACGGCTGGCGTGCGCGAGATGCCGACGGCGGTGGCGGCATGAGCTCGCAGACCCCGAAGGTGCTCCTGGCGGCCCTCGAGGAGCGCGACGGCCGCCGGTCCGCGTGGACGGGCAACGAGGGCGACACGCTCGTCCCGCAGCACCGTCAGGGCGGGATGGGTGGCAGGGCGGACAAGCACCGGCTGTCGAACGTGGTGTGGCTCGAGTCGGACGTGAACGGGCTGATCGAGTCGGATCCCGAGTGGCAGGCGGAGGCGTTGCGGCGGGGGATCAAGATCAGCGGTCACGCGGATCCGGAGCTGACGGAGGTGCAGCACGCGGTGCACGGGATGGTCCTGCTGCGTGATGACGGTCAGGTGGTGCCGGTGTTCCCGGGGGTCGTGTCGTGGGGCTGAGCAGGGCGGCTGTGCTGGCGCACCTGGCCCGATGGGAAGCCCACCGTGACCCTGTCGTCGCGGCGGTCGCCGAGGGCATGAGGACGCGCATCGAGGCGGGCGAGATGGACAAACGAGAGAAAGAGAGCTGATGGTCATCCCGGTCGAAGAAGCGACGGCACCGGACTTCATCCAGGTGCGCGCGGCGCTCGTCAAGCGGCTGGGCGCGAACCCGGCGATCGTGTGGACGCTGGTTGGATTCCGGTCTGCTGAGGGCAGCCCGTACGGCTACGAGCGCGACGGCAAGGTGTGGTGGCGGGCGAACCTCGCGGACGTCTCCCGAGCGTCCGGCCTGTCCGTGGACCAGGTCCGGCGTTCACTCGCCCGGCTGGAGGAGCAAGGGCACGTGGAGGTCGTCGAGCACGCCCTCGATGGGAACTGGGACCACACGAAGTCGTACCGCACCCTGATGCGGCGGAATCGCCACATCGAAGCGGCGGAATCAACAGATGTTGATGTGGCGGAATCGCCGAATCCTCCTATAAGACCCCTTGAAGAAGGGGAGAGCACTACGTGCTCTCTGGAGGCTGGCGGAATCGCCACATCGGATGAGCTCTTCGAGGCGGCCTGGAAGCACTGGCCGAAGGCAGAGAAGAAGAAGCCCGCCCGGGAGAAGTTCCTGCGTCTGGTGAGAGCGAAGACGATCACGGCTGAGGAGCTTGCCGCGGCGATCGCTAATCACGGAGACGCGTACCGGCTGACGACGCCGAAGCACTTCGTGCCGGGCCTCATCTACTGGCTGAACCAGGAGCGCTGGGGTGAGCCGCTGCCTGTCGCTCGGGCCGGTCGCGGTGAGGAGCGGGTGGCGGAGAGTGTCGCGCTCGTCCAACGACTGCGAGAGGAGGAAGCGCATGCAGGTCTCGGAAGTGGCGCAGCTGCTGCTCTGGGCGCAGGGCGTTGACGGTCGGGTGCTGTCGGAGCTGTCGGCCCGGACGTGGCATCAGCTGATCGGGCACCTGCAGTTCGAGGACGCGCTCGAGGCGGTGCGGCAGCACTACCGCGAGGAGCACCGGTGGGTGATGCCGGCGGACGTGCTGAAGCTCGCGACGCCGACACCCCGGCACGGAGCGGACGCGACGGCGGAGCTGCTGGCGGAGCAGAAGGCGGCGTGGTGCGCGGCACACGGCGTGACCGTCGAGGAGTTCGACGAGCACGAGCACGACATGGAGTGGATCAAGGCGGTGGAGCGGCATGGATGACGAGCAGCAGTACGACCAGGTGGCGGAGCAGACCGTCGTCGGCGCGATGCTCCTGGACCGGGAGGCGATCTGGACGGCGCTCGAGACGCTGGCGCCGACGGACTTCTACCAGCCGAAGCACGAGGTCATCGCCCGGGCGGCGATCGCTCTCGCCGAGCGCGACGAGCCGTCGGACGTGATCGCGGTCAGCAACGAGCTCGAGAAGACCGGCAACATGACCCGCGCCGGCGGGATCGGCTACCTGTTCGAGCTGACGACGCTCGTCGGGTCGGTCGTGTCCGTCGGCTACTACGCGGACATCGTGCGGCAGAAGGCGATCCGTCGCCGCCTGCACGGTGCCGGGCAGCGGATCATGTCGATGGGTGCGGCGACCGAGGGTGACCCGTTGAAGCTCGTCGACGAGGCGCAGCAGGAGCTCGAGCAGGTCGCGCGGCACACCCGCGTGGACGTGCACGCCGTCGGCGACACCCTCGACGCTGCGATCGCTCGGCTCGAGGAGAAGCCGGAGTTCGCTCCGACGGGGTTCGAGTCGCTCGACAAGGTGATCGGCGGTCTCGCGGCCGGCAATCTGATCATCGTCGGTGCCCGGCCCGGTGAGGGGAAGACGATCCTCGGGATGAACCTCGCGACGGCGCTCGCGCGCCGCGGGATGGTCGTTTACGTGTCCCTCGAGATGTCCGAGGACGAGCTGCAGCTCCGGCTGATCTCGCAGTTCGGTGAGGTGCACATGAAGTCGCTGCGGAACCACACGCTGAACGACGAGCAGCGCAAGCGCGTCGCGATCGCCCGGCAGAAGATGCAGGGCGCGCCGATCTTCATCGACGACCAGTCGACGACGCTCGCCGAGATGCGGGCGTACATCCGGTCGGTGTCGCGCCGCGGGCAGCTCGCCGGCGTCGTCGTGGACTACTTGCAGCTGATGGAGGGCGGCGATCCGAAGCAGTCGCGGCAGGAGTTTGTCGGGTCGGTGTCGCGGCAGCTGAAGCTGCTCGCGAAGCAGCTCCGGGTGCCGGTGATCGCGCTGTCGCAGCTGAACCGTCTCGTGGAGGGCCGGAAGTCGCGGGTGCCGATCCTGTCGGACCTCCGCGAGTCGGGGTCGATCGAGCAGGACGCGGACTCGGTGCTGCTGCTCTCGTACGACCGGAAGACGCCGGCGGACTTGACGGTCGCGGTGGGCAAGAACCGGCACGGGGAGCTGGGGGAGGTGTCGTTGATCTGGCAGGGCCAGTTCGCGCGGCTGAGGGACAGGACGTGGTCGCCGTACGGTGCGGTGGCCCTCGACGGGACGGAGGCGGCGTGATGAGCGCGAAGACGGACAAGGAAGAGGCGATTGCGGTCGAGGTGCTGCACGAGCGGGACCGTCAGGCCGCGAAGTGGGGTGAGCAGAACCACCCCGACGGAACTGGGCCGCGCGTGATGCTCCTCGGGGACTTCCCGTACAGCTACGACGTGCACGCCCCCAAGCAGACCAGCCCGCTGGACAGCTGGACAGCGACCGAGCTGAGCGACACCGCGAAGGCCAACACCGACATCGCCGCGAAGAACGACAACGTGGCCTGGAGCGACATCCTCCTCGAGGAGGTGTTCGAAGCGCTGGCCGAGGACGACCCGACGAAGCTCCGCGCCGAGCTCGTGCAGGTCGCGGCCGTCGCCCAGCAGTGGATCGGCGCTATCGACCGGCGGACCGCCTGATGGGCGTGCAGCGCACGAAGACCGAGACCATCGCCGACGCGTGGGCGGACGACTTCGGCGGCGTCGCCGTCGAGGCCCGCGGCGTTCAGGTGCAGCTCGAGATCGCGGAAGCCGCCGAGCTCCGCGACCTCATCGACAAGGCAATCGACCGGGCCCTGGAGTGGTCCGGCGCTACGAAGGCCGCCACGGCGGCAGAGACGAGGAACTGATGGCTGGCGAGACCGTGATCACCGTGGTGGGGAACCTCACCGCGGACCCCGAGCTCCGGTACACGCAGAACGGGCTGGCGGTGGCGAACTTTACGATCGCGTCGACGCCGCGGACGTTCGACCGTCAGGCGAACGAGTGGAAGGACGGCGACGCGCTGTTCCTCCGTGCGAGCGTGTGGCGCGAGTTCGCCGAGCACGTGGCGGGCTCGCTGACGAAGGGCATGCGCGTCATGGCGCAGGGCCGTCTCCGTCAGCGCTCCTACCAGGACCGTGAGGGCCAGCAGCGCACGAGCATCGAGCTCGAGGTCGACGAGATCGGCCCGTCGCTGCGGTACGCGACGGCGCAGGTCACGCGGGCCTCTGGCGGCCGTGACGGCGGCCAGGGCGGGCAGCAGGGCGGCGGGCAGGCGTGGGCGACGCAGGGGAGCCAGCAGCAGCCGCAGAGCACGTGGTCGGCACCGCAGGGCGACGCGACGTACGACGACGAGACCCCGTTCTGATGGGCCGGGCACGCACGCGGGAGAACTTCCCCCGCATGAAGGACCGCGCGGCCGGACGACGTCTGCGCAACCAGGGCCGGCAGGTTGTGGCATTCGTCCGCATCATCCCCCAGCTCAGCCGCTTCATGCAGCAGCTCGGAGACGCCATCGCCGAGATCGGTCGGACCGCGGTGCGGGCGGCCGAAGTGATCGGCCGCAGCTTCTACCTCGTGGTGAGACTCGCCAGATGGATCGAACGACAGCGCAACCGCGACCGCTGGGTCGCAACCCATCAGCTCCCCGCACACCCGTCGCCCTGGGCGGCACCGATCACGAAGGAGGCACCGTGACCGACACCATCACCCCCGAGGTCGACGCGGAGACAGCGTTCGCTCTCGCCGCGGTCCGCGCCCGTCGACAGCTCAACGACGCTGCCGGCCTCATCGCCTACGCCCGGTCCCTCGCCATCCCGTCCCTCGGTGTCATGGGCGACGGCATGCCGCGCGCCGCGTCGAAGGAGGCCCCGCTCCCGTTCCGCGCCGACGCGATCGACGACACCGACGACGCGTACGCGCGCCTCATCCAGTGGGTCACCTACTGGGCCGACGCCCTGCAGGTGAACCCGCCGGCGACCGTCGTCGTCGTGTGGAAGCGCGGCGACGAGGAGCAGGGCTTCCGAGCCGAAGCCACCCCGGCCGGCGCGGGCGAGCTCGTGAAGATCCTCGTCACGTGGCTCCTCATCCGGTGGGACGCGATCGTGCTCCACGACAGCGGTCAGGTGTTCGTCACCGACATCGGCGACATCTTCCGCCCGCTGTTCGGCAAGTACCCGCGCCGACCCCAGCGGGAGCGTCAGGTGCTGCCCCGCCCCTGCGAGGTCTGCGACCACTACGCCGTCGGCGCCGAGTGGGCCTCGGAGGACGTCACCGACTTCGTGGTCCGCTGCGACCACTGCGACGACACCGTGCCGGGCGCGACGTACCTCGCGTCGGAGAAGACCGCACGGAAGCTCATGCAGGAGCTGCGCGAGGAGCGGCAGGTCTGGGACCGTGGCGCCGTGCTCCGGTTCTACGACGAGCACGGCTACTACCCGGCTGACGGGGAACCCCTCGACAAGCCGCGAGCAGCACCGGCGTGCGCGGCGACGGCGATGGTGCAGCGGCGGCCCGCGGTCTGCGCGCGGCGTCTCGGGCATGACGGGCCGCACCGGTCGCTCGCGACCGGCACGGCGGTCGAGTGGGGTGAGGACTGATGCCGATCCTGAACTACACGACCGAGATCGCGGTCGGGAAGACGATGGGGGAGATCCAGACCGCCCTCGCTCGCCGTGGAGTGCAGCGGATCTCGACCCTGTTCGACGACGACGGCACCCCGGCCGGTCTCGGCTTCACCATGAAGACCGACTACGGCATCCGTGAGTTCGAGCTGCCCGTGCGGACCGCCGGCGTGCTCGCCGCCATGCAGCGGGACGCGAAGGTTCCCCGCGCGAAGCAGACCACCGAGCAGGCCGCTCGTGTGGCCTGGCGGATCGCGAAGGACTGGCTCGAGGCGCAGGCGGCCCTCATCGACGCGGGCCTCGCGTCGCTCGACGAGGTGATGCTGCCGTACATGCTCTCGCCTGGCGGCCGCACCTTCTACGTCGAGGCGCGGGAGACGATGCTCGCGATCGAGAGCGGCGGTGGCGGTGGCTGACGACTGGTGGACGAAGGCGCAGGCGATCAAGCACCTCGGCATCACCCGCCAGACCCTCAGCGGTTACATCACCAGCGGCGCCGTCACGGTCTACGGCCGGGGCAGGGAGAAGCTCCTTCGCCGCGAGGAGGTCCAAGCCGAGTACCGACGCCGCCAGCTGAAGCGCAAGACCGGCCGGTGGGGACACGCCGCACGACGGACACCTCCCGGTACCTGACAAACCCGTGCTAGCCTTGCGGCAGCCAACCACTACGTCACGGTTGCCAGCACGCTTCCGAAGGCCCTCACCATCACCGGTGGGGGCCTTCGTCGCACCCCCGGTGAGGCGTCGTTGCCCCGGGCCACGGGCTGATCCGCCCGGCCGTCGGAGGCGAACGGATCCCGGGCCGGCAGCTTTCGGGAGCGCGCCGGCCCGCAGACTTCGGCGGGGACGTCAACGCGGGCTGCCACAGGACCGCGAAGGACGCTCATCACGGGGACCTCCAGGCTCCGAGGCGTACCTGCGTCCCTGCCGGACCTACACGACGGGAGAGCACCGATGGCCGTCAGTCTCGGCAACGACTTCGACCGCGCGGTCCTCGAGGCCGCAGGCGTGGACCCGGCGGGCGCGCAGCTCGGCACCGTCCAGATCGACGCGCTCCCCACCGACGGGCCGGTGACGATCCGGTACACGGCAGTCGCGACCGCGCCGGCCGCCGCGGTCCGGGAGCTGATCTGCAAGACGGCCGACGTGCTGTGAGCAAGCACCACCCGTCGACTCGCCGGATGCGCGCCGTCCGCGAGGAACGCCGCACCGCCTGGGCGGCCGAGGACGCACCGTGCTGGCTGTGCGGGCAGCCGATCGACTGGACCGTCCCAGACAGCAGCACGGACGGGTCGTTCGAGTACGACCACTACTGGCCTGCATCCACCCACCCCGAGCACTACGACGACCCCGCGAACGGACGCCCGTCGCATCGGGGCTGCAACCGCGACCGCGGCAACGGCGCCCCGCGCGCTGGCCTTGGCACCCTGTCCCGCGCATGGCTGTGACCGAGGACCCGCACCTCAGCGCACACCGGACGCGGACGAACCGACGCCCAGAGCCGCCCCTCCACCCGGACGCTGTGGCCGAACTCGACCGGGTGATGGGCGACGTCGTGAGTGCCACCTCACAGGGGACGGACGTGACCCCGTCGCCCTGGGTGGTGCACGGTACGGGCAGGGCTGACCAGCCTGGTACAAGGGGCACCACAAACCCTAATACAAGAGGCAACACAAGTGGTGCTACAAGCCTTGACACAAGTCAGGCAGTACAAGACCCGACACAACCCGGGTAGGGGCGTCACCATCGCCACAACCCCAGAACACGAAGCACCCCCCGCCATAAGTGTTCCTCTCCCCCCGCGTTTCTGACGCGTTTTTGCAACCAGAGAGGCCCCAGATCATGCCTGAGGGACGAAAGGCCGCCAGCCGGGAGCACAGGGCCGCTGTGACGCGCATGCTGAAGGCCACTGGGCTGCTCCGCATCCCCGAGGAGGCTCCGCTCGTCGCGCTGGTGAAGTCGCTGGCGAAGGAGATGGACGAGGGTGGCGGGTCGCGGACGTATTCGGCGTACCTGTCGGCTCTGAAGGACGTCCGACGGGTGCTGGATCGCGCTCCCGGGTCCGCGGCCCTGCCGAGCGCGCCGGTGCCGAGTCCGGCCGACGCCGACGAGGTCTCCTCGGAGGAGAAGGCGCCGGTTGATCAGGAGGTCCTGGACTTTGCAGGTTTCGCAGCAACTAAGGGTCGCCCTCCGCGGCGGCAAGGGGCGTGAGGAGCCGCGCGTCTGGACGCGTCCGCTCCGGCCGCTGTCGCCGGAGACGTCGCACGGGTTCCACGTGATCGAGTTCGCCCGGGTGTACCTCGGCGTGACGCTGCGGCCGTGGCAGTGCTGGCTGCTGATCCACGCGCTCGAGCTGCTCGAGGACGGCACGTACCGGTTCCGCAAGGTGATCATCATCGTCGGCCGCCAGAACGGGAAGACGAAGCTGATCGAGGTGCTTGCCGCGTGGTGGCTGTTCGTGGACTCGGAGTCGTTCCCGGACCACATCGCGGCGCACGATTTCCTCGTCCTCGGGACGGCGCAGGACCGCGACACGGCGAAGAAGGTGTGGCGGCGCGTCCTCGAGCGGTCGAACCCGGAGGTGCTGCGCTGGCCGGACCGGTTCACGCCGGCGGAGCGCGAGGTGCTGGTCCCGGTGCTCGCGAAGCAGTCGCGGACGCCGTCGACGACGAACGGGTCTGAGGCGATCCGCCTCGCGAACGGGGCCCGGTACGAGATCGCGGCGCTCGCGTCCGGCGGTGCCCGCGGCGACTCGACGGCGCGAGCGATCATCGACGAGCTCCGGGAGCAGAAGACGTGGGACGGCTGGGCGGCGTTCTCGAAGACGCTGAACGGCACGTTCAACTCGCAGATGTGGGCGATCTCGTCCGCCGGCGACGCCCGGTCGGTGGTGCTCGCTGACCTGCGGGCGTCCGCGACGGAGACGTGCCGGCTGTGGTCCGAGTACGTCGAGACGGGGCTGCAGGCCGCCGAGGACTTCGCGAACGAGCACGACACCACGAACGGCCTGTTCGAGTGGTCGGCGCACGAGGACGCGGCGATCGACGACCCGGAGGGGTACTTCCAGTCGAACCCGTCGATCGGGTACGGCTACAACGTCGAGCAGCTGCTCTCCGACCTCGCCTCCGGTGAGCCGGAGGTCGTCACGAAGACCGAGGTGCTCTGCCAGTGGGTCACGGCGAGCATCGACGCGCACCTCGACGCGGGCGCGTGGGCTGACTGCGCGGACCCCTGGTCCGAGCCCGCCGAGGGGGCACGGTGGATCCTCGGCGTCGACACTGGCGCTGATCGCGAGATGACGTACGTGTCTGTCGTCGGCGACCGGGCGGACGGGCTGCTGCACTGCGAGCTGATCGCGCAGCGCCCCGGCATGCTCTGGGTTGTCGACGCGGTGAAGCGCGCGGCCGAGAAGAACGGCATCACCGAGGTCGCGCTGCAGACCCGCGGCGCCCCGTCGGCCGAGTTCGCGGAACCGCTCGAGAAGGCCGGCTTGACCGTGCACCGCATCGAGGGCACCGCGCTCGGTTCGTCGGCCGGGCAGACGAAGGACCGGGTCCGGCAGCGGACGCTCCGGCACCGCGGCGACCAGGAGTCGCTGAACCTCGCCGTGTCCGGCGCGGTGTCCCGGAAGCTCAACGAGGTCCGCGTCTGGGACCGCATCAACAGCGTCGTGGACATCGCCCCGATCGTCGCCGTCTCGGCCGCGCAGTGGGCGCACGACAACACCGAACCCCCCGAGCCGTTCACGTCCGCATACGAGGACGAGGAGCTGCTCGTGGTCTGATGAAGGGACCGCGCGTGCGTGAGCTCAAGACCCTGACGGGCCGGACGGTCATCGTCGTGACGGCGGAGACGGCCCTCGAGGGCGTCGTCGAGTCCGCGACCCGCACCTGCGTGACCCTCGTGGACGCGCGAGCCGTCGACGGGCCGACCCCGGTCCCCGTCGACGGCTCGGTGCTCGTCCCGACGGCGCGGATCGCGTACGTGCAGGTGGTGCCCGCATGAGCGCCGTGTTCCAGACTCTCGGCGAGCTGTCCACGCACCTCGCCGGCACGAACATTGAGGTCGTCGACCCGGGGATCCCGCTCGTCGAGTGGGCCGCGGAGCTGTCGAACGACCCGTCGTGGAAGAACCAGCCGTCGATCCGGAAGGTCGTCGGGTTCGCCGCGCGGAACATCGCGTCGGTCCCGATGCACCTCTATGAGTTCGTCGGCGAGCAGGACCGCCGCCGGGTGCGTGACGGGGCGCTCGCCGAGGTGCTGCGGCGGCCGTCGCGAGCCCCTGGCGAGACGGCGTACCGGTTCTGGGAGCGGGTCCTCATCGAGGGCCTGATCTATGACCGGTTCGCGGTCCGCATCGTCGAACGCGACGACGGCTACGAGCTCGTCCGGATCCCGGCCCGCCTGGTCACGTTCGCCGCGGACGCGCTCGACCGGATCACGTCGGTGAACGTCCGGAAGCCCGACGGGACCGTGCAGGAGCTTGACCCGGCTGGGTTCATCCTCGACGCCGGCTACGCGACGAAGGGCGCCAGCGGCACGTCGCCCCTGAAGACCCTCCGCGACCTCCTCGACGAGCAGACGGAGGCGGTCCGGTACCGCCGGTCGATCTGGCGGAACGGCGCACGCACCGCGGGCGTCATCGAGCGGCCGGCGAACACCCCGTGGGCGGACGGTGCGCGTGAGCGGTTCGGCCGCTCGTGGCAGAACTTCTCCCGCGGCGGCGGCCAGGAGGGCGGCACCCCGGTCCTCGAGGACGGCATGCAGTACAAGGCCGTCGACGCGTTCCGGCCCCGCGACACCCTCGACCTCGAGGGACGTCAGCTGACGGACGCGGAGGTCGCAGCGGCGTTCCACATCGCGCCCGAGCTTGTCGGCGCCCGCGAGGGCACCTTCTCGAACATCAAGGCGTTCAAGGAGATGCTCTACGGCCCCGCGCTGGGTCCGTACATCTCCGCGTGGGAGCAGACGCTCGACGCGACCCTCGTCCCGCTGCTCGGCACGCCGGACCAGTACGTCGAGGCGAACGTCGAGGCGAAGATGCGCGGCTCGTTCGAGGAGCAGGCCGGCGTCCTGTCGACGTCCGTCGGGGCGCCGTGGATGACCCGCAACGAGGCGCGCGCGAAGCAGAACATGTCCGCGATCGACGGCGGCGACGAGCTGATCACGCCGCTGAACGTCCTCGTGGGCGGTCAGGCGTCCCCGCAGGACGGGAAGACCGGCTCGGTGCTCGCGAAGTTCGCGGCCCGGCAGGAGCAGGTTGTCCGGTCGCAGAAGGCGGCCGGCGCCGACTGGTGGGACGGCCCGCGGTGGGACCGCGAGCTCGTCGCCGACCTGGTGAAGGCCGGCGTCGACGTCATCGAAGCGGCGACCGTCGCGAAGCAGTTCAACACCGAGGCGGAGCAGCGGTTCCGCGCCGAGGAGGAGTCGTGACCGTGAAGACGAAGACCGTCGACATCGAGGTCAAGGCCGATGCGCCGGACGGCGAGGGCCAGTTCACCGGGTACGCGTCGGTGTTCGGTAACAAGGACTCGTACGGCGACGTCGTCCTGCCGGGCGCGTTCGCGGAGTCGCTGAAGACCTTCGGGCCGAACGGGTCCGGGATCCCGGTCTACTGGCGGCACCGGATGGACGACCCGTACATGCTCATCGGGCAGACGATCGAGGCGAAGGAGGACGAGCACGGCCTGTTCGTGCACGTCCAGCTCGACACGTCGATCAACAACGGCGCGCAGACGTACAAGCTGCTGAAGGCCGGCCTGGTCAAGCAGATGTCGTTCGCGTACGACGTCGTCGAGGGCGCGCTCGTCGAGTCCGAGAACGACGGCTACTACTACGAGCTCCGGAAGCTCACCATCCACGAGGTGTCCGTCGTGCCGGTGGGAGCGAACCAGGAGACCGAGATCCTCGCCGTGAAGTCGGCCGCGCTCGCGGTCGCTGCCGGCGTGAAGGCGGGGCAGATCGTCCCGACCGAGGCCAGGGAAGACCTCGAGGGCGCGATCACCGCGCTCAAGGGCGCTCTGGCGACCACCACCGATCAGGAGAAGGCAGCCGGCACGCCCGACGCCAAGGACGAGGAGCCGCCCGCGGCCAAGTCCGAGGAGCAGACGACCGTCCCCGCAGCTCGAGCACTGGCGGAAGCAACCATCCAGGGCCTGCTCTAGCAGGCAGAGAGGAGCCCCATCGTGGGACTCAAGGCACAGCTGGCTGCACTCGTCTCCGAGATGCAGTCGATCGTCGACACCGCGAAGGCCGCCGGGCGCGACCTCGACGCGGAGGAGGCGAAGTCCATCGAGGCGAAGGCGGCGGAGGCCGGCGAGCTGCGCGACCGCATCGCGCGCATCGAGGCGGGCGAGAAGTCGCTCGCCGAGCTGTCGAAGGTCGTCACCGAGCCGGGCAAGACCGGCGACGCGGAGCGTGGTGACGAGGACGGCACGGAGGTGCCGCTCGGCGAGCGGTTCATGAAGTCCGCGCCGTACCAGGCGTGGAAGAAGGAGAACCCCTCCGGCGTCGGCCAGGGCACCCCGATCCAGATCGGCACGGTCCGGATCGGCTCGCTGAAGGACTTCGACGCGAACCGCAAGGCGCTCACGTCGCCGATCGCGAACATTCAGCCGATCCGCGTGCCGACCGTCGACCAGGTGCAGCGGCCGACGCTGTCCCTGCTGGACGTCGTCTCGCGTGGCACCGCGGCCGGCAACTTCGAGTACGTCCAGGTCACCTCGGTGACCCGGAACGCGAAGATCGTCCCCGAGGCCACCTCGGCGACGGACAACGCGGCGCTGAAGCCCGTCTCGGACCTCACCACGACCCTCGCGGACGCGAAGGCGTACACGTACGCCGACGGCTACGACGCGACGAACCAGCTCCTCGCCGACGCCCCGGCGTTCGCGTCCTACATGGACAACGAGCTCCGGTACTCGCTCGACTCGGTCATCGAGGACACCCTCCTCAACGGCTCGGGCACGAACGGCATCCCGAAGGGCATCCTGAACACCACCGGTGTCCAGGAGCAGGAGTACGCGACCGCCGACGGCCCGATGGGCTTCGTCAAGGCCGTCCGCCGTGCCATCACGAAGGTGACGCAGCTGCAGGGCGGCACGGTCGCGGCGATCCTCCTGAACCCGGAGGACGACGAGAACATCGACCTGCTGCAGGACGCGAACGAGCGCTTCTACGGCCAGGGCCCCTTCGGCACCGGCCCGCAGACGCTCTGGGGCCGCCCCCGCATCCTGTCGGAGGCGATCGAGCCCGGCGAGTTCCTCCTCGGCGACTTCCGCCAGGTGGCGCTCCTCGACCGTGAGGGCCTGTCGGTGCAGGCGTTCAACCAGCACAAGGACTACGCGCAGCGGAACATGACCTACGTGCGTGCGGAGCTCCGCGCGATGCAGGTCATCTGGAAGCCCGCGTACCTCGTGCACGGCGGCCCGGCCGCCTGATCGGGAGGGAGCAGCAGATGACGAGCCAGATGAAGGTCATCAACGGCGTCCGGTACCGCGAGGAGGACATCCCCGCGGCCGCGAAGGACGTCACGGTCGACGAGAAGAAGGCCGCCCCGAAAGCGAAGGTCGTCAGCAACAAGGCGGCCGCGCCGGAGAGCAAGTAGGAGGTGACGGGCGTGACGAGCATCCCCCCGATCGTCGGACCAGGACCGCGGTCGCCGCAGTTCTGGCTCGACGCAGCGCAGGGCGCCGTCCGGCGGTTCTGCGGCTGGCACGTCGCGCCCGTCATCACCGAGACGATCCGACTGGACGGGACCGGGCAGCGCACGCTCCTGGTCCCGTCCGGCCGGATCCTCGACGTCACCGCGGCGACCTCGGACGGCCGCGACGTCCTCGCGCAGGTCGACGTGTCCGGGAAGGGCATGCTCGAGCTGCGCGACGGCGGCCTTTGGTCGTCCCGACTCGGCGGCATCAGCATCACCCTCCGCCACGGGTACGAGGTCACCGAGGCACCCGACGTCGCCGGCGTCATCGCGACCGCGGCGGCGCGCGGCGGCGGCCCGGGCGGGCAGATCGTCTCCCAGGCGGTCGGGCCCGCGAACGTCCGCTACAGCGGCAACGACATCCAGCTCCTGCAGACGGAGCTCGCAACGCTCGAGCCGTACCGGCTCTGACGAGGAGACCACCGATGGTGAACATCACGGACCACCGCGGGAACCAGTTCACGGTCCCGGACGAGGTCGCCGACGACTACCGCGCTCCGGGCATCGCGGTCCCGGCGCCCGCTGACGACCCGGCACCGGACGAGCACACCCACAACGGCGACATCAGGGCGTGGGCGGACCGGCACGACGTCGACCTCGGCGACGCGACGACGAAGGCGGACATGCTCGACGTGATTCGCGCCTCGCTGGACGGCTGATGGAGTTCGCGGCCGGCGCGACCGTCGTCCGCCTCCGCGCGACGCCGATCCTGGACCCGTACTCGCAGCGGCCCGTCGGCGCGGACTGGACGGCCCCGGACACGCTCACGATCGCCGGCGCGTTCGTCGGTTCGTCGTCGTCCTCGCCGGTCGACGGCGAGCTGCGGCGCGAAGTCGTGACGACCAAGTCGCTCTACTGCGACCCTGGCGCCGACGTGCGCGTCGGCGACCGCATCGTCTCCGGCGCTCACACGTACACGGTCACCGCGGCCCCCGAGGCCGACACGAACCCGTTCACCGGGTGGCAGCCGGTGCAGGAGATCCCGCTCGAGGAGGTGTTGGGGTGAACCAGCTCATCGACAAGACCGAGAGCTGCTGGAACTGGATCGGGACGAAAAACCCCGACGGGTACGGCAAGTACCGGGGTCGTCACGCCCACCGCGTCGTGTACGAGCGTGACCGCGGCGCGATTCCGGAAGGCCTCGAGCTCGATCACCTCTGCAGGAACAAGCAGTGCGTCAACCCTGACCATCTCGAGCCTGTCACGCGAGCGGAGAACATCGATCGCCGCACCGCCGTCACCTTCCAGTGTCCGAGCGGGCACTCCTACAGCGAGGCCAACACGTACGTTCGCCCGGACGGTACTCGCCGCTGTCGTGAGTGCGTGAACGCGAGAGCTCGCGAGTACCGCGCGAGGAAGAGGCCCTGATGGCGAAGATGACGTTCAACGAGCGCTACTTCGACGAGCTGCTGAAGTCGTCGCGCGTCGACGGCCTGGTGTCGCGGATCGCGGACGGCATCGCGACGGACGCGCGCGCCTCGGCACCGGTCGACACGGGCGCCTACCGGGCGGGCATCGTCCGCCGGAAGAAGACCAGCGCGCACCGCGTTGTGCACCTCATCGTCGCGTCGGACTCGAAGTCGCTGATCATCGAGGCCCGCACCGGGAACCTCGTCCGCGCGCTCCGGAAGCGCAAGCGGTGACCGCGGTCATCTACGCGGACCTCGAGCAGTATCTCTGCGACCGGTTCCGCGCCGAGCTCGCCGCCCGTGGCCGTCCGGATGTCCTGGTGAGCAACCGGGAGCCTGGCCCGAACGAGCCGACGGCCGCGGTGATGCTGATCGTCCGCGACAACTCGGGTCCATCGAAGTCGGCGATCTCCGCCGAGCGGGACGTGAACCTGTCGGTCCTCGCCGGCACGAAGGCGGCCCCGAAGCCGGCGATGGACCTCGCACGGCTCGTCACAGCGCTCGCCGGGGACCTGGCTGGCCTCGAACCCGGCAACCCGATCGCGTACGTGCCGGAGGACGGCGTCAACGGCCCCTACTGGGTACCGGAGGACGCCGCGTACGCGCGCACGCTGACCACGGTGACGTTCGTCGTCGTCGGGCAGCCTCTCTGACCGCATCCACACCCACCCACCACCACATCGCCCCTGGCAGCAGCCGGGGGCGTCTCTCTGAAGGAGCAACATGGCTGCGGACTCGCAGGGCAACGACATCACCGCCGTCGGCATCCCGATCTCGGGGTCCGTCGGCATCGCACCGATCACCACCGCGCTGCTGACGCCGGCCGCGGGCAAGGCGTACGACCTCGAGCTCGCGGAGGCGTTCCGGAAGCTGGGTCTGCAGACCGAGGACGGCGGCCACAACTGGACGCTCGAGGCGGACGGCGACCCGATCGTCTTCTTCCAGGACGGCTACTCGATCCCGTCGGGTCTCGCGAACGCGACCCTCGTCGTGAAGCTCGCGCAGTACGACGCGCTCACCCAGGAGCTGCTGTCGGGCGCGGTGCCGGACGCGAACGGCTACATCCTCATCGACGCGGCCGGCCACTCGACCGAGTACCGGCTGTTCACCGAGGAGATCTTCAAGAACGGCGTCATCCGCCGCCGGCAGGCGGGCAAGGCGACGATCACCGGCGTTGTGGTCGACCAGTCGACTCGCGGCGAGGTGAACGGCGTCGAGGTGACCTTCAAGATCGACCGCTCCCCGGACCTCGGGAACAAGCACCTCGGCGAGTGGCTGATCAAGCCGCCCGTCGACGGTGGCACGACCGGTTCCTGACCCTGACCGCGGGGCCGCCGCTGTGGATGCCGGCGGCCCCGCACCTCACCACGCATCCACGCTCGCATCCACGACCAGGAAGGCATCCACACCATGACCGATTCCGCGTTCACCACCGAGCCCGCCGCCCCGACGATCGAGAAGACGCCGGAGCCCGAGTTCCCGCAGTTCCGCCTGATCGAGAAGAACCTCCACGTCCTCACGTCGACGCAGGGCGAGCTCGTGCTCCCGCTGCAGGTGAAGACGAAGGTCTTCCGCCGCATCTCGGAGATCGACGACGAGATGAAGCAGCTGTTCGCGATGCTCGACGACCTCGGTGACGCCGAGACCCCGCGCAAGCTCGACGAGCTCGACATCTTCGAGACGCAGAAGATCGTCGGGCGCTTCTTCGAGGAGTTCGCGGCGAAGGCGCAGGCCACCGTGGGGGAATCGCAGCGCTCCTCCAACTCGTAGAGGAGCACCGGCGCCCGCTGCGCGCCGACTTCCGCCGCTGGTTCGGGCTCAGCCTCGACGAGCTCGGCGAGACGTACACGCATGGTGAGGCGTGGGATCACGTACAGACGCTTCGGGACACCCCAGGCTCGTGGTTCCACGCCTCTCTCGCTGGTTGGGACTGGCCCGCCACCTGGGTCGACGTCGCGACGATCGCGGCGGCGTCGACGACGGTCAACGTCAACCGCGACGAGAAGAAGCAGCCGAAGCCGCTCGAGTTCGTCTGGCCGTGGCCTGACCCGGAGCAAACGGCCGAGAAGGTCACCGACGAGGAGCGCACGGCGCTCAAGGCGACGCTGAAGCGGTACTCGGCGTTCCACGACTGAGAGGGGCACCGATGACGTCCGAGGTCGGTTCCGGTCAGGTAGCCATCTTCCCGACGCTCCGCGGCTTCCGCCGTGCAGTCGCTCGGGAGGTCGACGGGACCACCGCGGACTCCGGCCGCCGCTTCCAGCGCGCGTTCTCCCGCGCCGGCCGCGACGCCGGCGACGGCGCCGGGTCCGGGTTCCGGCAGGCGTTCTCCCGCGGCACCCGAGGCGTGTCCGACGCGACGCTGAAGGCACTCGCGGCCGACGTGTCGAAGTCGTCACGCGCCCTGTCGGCGGCCCGTCTCGCTGAGATGGACGCCGCCGGCAAGGTGCGCGTCGCCGAGACCCGCCTCCTCGAGGTGCGGTCCCGGTTCGGCGCGACGTCGTCGCAGGCGATCGCCGCCGAGGAGCGCCTCGCCGCGGTGCAGCGGCGCCTCGTCGTCACGCAGGAGAACACGCGCGCCGCGTCGGAACGCCTCGCGGCGGCTCGTGCCGCGCAGACCGCCGCGGTCGGCGCTGAGACGCGGGCGACGCAGCGGGCCCGCGCGAGTTTCTCGATGATGTTCTCGCAGTTCCGGTCGGGGTTCGCGGACGCTCGTGCGGCGCAGTCCGCGTTCTCCGGCGTCACGGGCGCGCTGGGCGGCCTCGCACGGCTGTCCCTGGCGCCGCTGGAGATCGGACTGAACGCGGTCCGGCTGGCGACCTCCCGGACGTCGTCGGGCTTCCAGAACTTCGTCGCCGGGTTCCGGGACGCGAACGCTGCGGCGTCGGCGTTCACCGGGACCCTCGGCACTCTCGGCGGGCAGGTCGCCCGCCTCCTCGCTCCCGTCCGGGCGCTCGGCGTCTCGTTCGTCAACGCGTTCACGACTCCGTTCCGGCAGATCGCCGCGGGCTTCGCGGACGCGGCGCTCGGGGCGACCGGGTTCCTCGGGATCCTGGGTCGGGTCGGCGCCGGCGCACGCCGCGTGTTCGACACGGTGTCGACGGCTGCGCAGACCGTCGCGCTGAACGTCGCGGCGCCGTTCTCGCAGTTCCGCGCCGGGTTCCTCGACGCATCCCGTGCCGCGTCCGTCCTGACGGGCCGCATGGGGACGCTCGGTGGGGCTGTGCGGTCGACGATGGACCGGGCGATCGCGTCGGTCGTCGCGTTCGGCACGGCGACCGTCCGCCCGTTCGTGAACTTCACCGCCGGGTTCCGCAGCGCCGACATCGCCGCCGCCGGGCTCGCCGGCCGGATGGGGACGCTCGGCGCCGCGGTCGCGAAGGGCCTCGCCCCGGTGCAGACGGCGGCCGTCGCTGTCGGGTCCGCGATCCGGACCGGTGTCGTCGGCGCGATCAACCTGATCCCCGAGCCGGTCCGGCAGGCAGGTCAGACCGTCGTCGCGGCCATGCAGAAGATGGGCTCGGCGGTCGCGTCCGGGTTCCGCGGGCTCGGCCCCGTCGCGGGTGCTGCGGGGTCGGCGATCGCTGCCGGCTTCTCGTCCGCGATGAACAGCGTCCGGTCGCTCGCGGCCGACGCGGCGACCGCGGTGACGTCGACGTTCAAGGGCGTCGGCCTCGCCGTCGCGGCCGGTGTCGCGGCGGCAGGTGGTGCTGGCTTCAACCGGCTCGCCTCGATCGAGACGGCGCAGGCGAAGCTCAAGGCGCTCGGCAACACGTCGCAGGACGTCGCCGAGATCATGAAAAACGCCAACGACGCCGTGATCGGGACGCAGTTCTCGCTCGCTGACGCCGTGACTGGTGCTGCGTCGGCGGTCGCTGCGGGCGTGAAGCCCGGCAAGGAGCTCACGGACTACCTGAAGACGTCCGCGAACGCGGCCGCCATCGCTGGGGTGAACTTCAACGACCTGGGCCTGGTCATGAACCAGGTGCAGGCGCAGAACAAGGCGTACACGCAGGACCTCAACCAGGTCGCGACGCGAGGCATCCCGATCTACGCCGCTCTCCGCAAGGTGTACGGCGAGACGCAGGAGGAGCTGCGTGACCGCCTGCAGCGCGGCGAGGTTGACGCTCAGCACTTCCAGCAGGCGCTGAAGGTCGCGGTCGGCGACGGCGCGGTGGCCATCGGCCAGACCACGGTCGGCGCGTTCAAGAACATGGGCGCGGCGTTCAGCCGGTTCGGCGCGGGCCTCCTCACGGGGGTCTACCCGATCTTCGTGCAGGTCTTCCGGACCATCACGCAGGGCCTCGATGCGATCACCCCGGCGGTGACGGCGGTGTCGAACGCGATCGGTCCGTCGCTGCAGGCGGCGGTCGGCGCGGGCCTCGAGCGCATCTCGGGGGCGTTCACCGCCCTGAAGGGTGCGCTGTCGGGCCTGGACTTCTCCGGGTTCGACGGGCTCGGCTCCGTGTTCGTCGCGCTGGGGCCGGTGATCGGTCTCGTGATCGCGGGCCTGTCCGGTGTTGCGGCGAACCTGCCGCTGATCGGACGGTTCCTGCCGCTGATCTCGGGTCCGCTCGGGATCATCCTCGGGCTCCTGGGGTCGCTGCTCGCCGTGTCCCCGGAGCTCCGTGGAGCGTTCGGTGACGCGTTCTCGCAGATCGCGACTGCCGTCGGCAACCTCGCGTCGATCCTCGGCCCGGTCCTCACCGGCGTCGTCTCGGCGCTGATGCCGGCGTTCTCTGCGATCGGGTCTGCGCTGGCGACCGCGATCGGTGCGGTGGTGCCGCTGCTCGACCCGCTCGTCGGGATCATCGCGCAGCTCGCACCGCTGCTGGTCCCGATCGCGCAGCTCGTCGGGCAGGTCGCCGCGGCCCTCGCCGGGGCGCTCGCCTCGGCGATCGGTTCGGTCCTGCCGCCCCTGACGGCGCTGGCGACGTCGGTCGTCCCGGTGATCCGGACGGTCATCGCGTCGCTGACGCCGGTCATCACCGCGCTGACGCCGATCCTGACGCAGCTCGCGGCGACGATCGGTGACGCGCTCGGCGCCGCGTTCGCAATCGTCCTGCCGATCATCACCGCGGTGGTGCAGGCCCTCGGGCCGATCCTCACCACGGTGATCTCGGCGCTCCTGCCGATCATCCAGCAGCTGATCCCGATCGTCATCCAGATCGCGACGACGTTCGGGCAGGTGCTCGGTCAGGTGCTGACGGCGCTCCTGCCGATCATCACGCAGCTGATCGGGTTCATCGCGCAGCTCGTCCCGGTGATCATGCCGCTGATCACGGCGGTGCTCGGCCTGGTGGCGGCGTTCCTGCCGCTGCTGACGCCGCTGCTGCAGCTGATCGGCGCGATCCTCCCGCCGCTGATCTCGCTGTTCTCCGCGGTCCTCGGCCCGGTGCTGCAGCTGGTGCAGGTGATCATCTCCGCGCTGATGCCGGTCATCACGGCGCTGATCGGTGTCCTCACGGGCCTGATCACGTTCGTCGTCGGGGTGTTCACCGGCAACTGGAAGATGGCGTGGAACGGCATCAAGCAGGTGTTCTCCGGGGTCTTCGACTTCTTCAGGTCGGCGATCTCCGGGGTCGGCGCGATCTTCGGCGGCATCGTCGACGCGGTGATCGGCATCGGCTCGAGCCTGTTCTCCGCGGGGAAGGCGATCATCGGCCGGCTGATCGACGGCATCAAGTCGATGATCGGCGCGGTCGGTGACGCGATCGGGTCCGTGGTGGAGAAGGTGAAGGCCTTCCTGCCGCACTCGCCTGCGAAGGAGGGCCCGTTCTCCGGGGCTGGCTGGACCGGCCTGCGGACGTCGGGTCAGGCGCTGATGGAGCAGTTCAACGCTGGCATCTCGGACTCGGACGTGTCCCTGTTCCGGAACGTCGCGCTCGGGGTCACCGGGTCGGCTTCTGGAACGGCCTCGGCCGCGCCGACTGGCGGCACGTCGCCGGTCTTCCCGGACCAGGTGACGCTCGTCGACTCGAGCGGCGCGCTGCTCGGGGTGATGGACGTGAAGATCCGCCGCTCGCAGGACGCCCTCGGGGACCGCATCGGACGCGGCACTCGCGTCCGCTGACAGGAAGGAAGACCAGATGGCCGACATCGTCGACGGTGGGGGCCCGGCTTCGGTCTTCCCGGACACGCTGGACGGGGGGAACCCGGCGACGGTGTATCCCCCCGCCCTGACGCCGCTCCCGGAAGGTCGTCCGGTCCCGTCGGTGCAGATCATCGTCGCGGACGTGAAGCCGGGCACGGCAGCGGTCGACGTGTACCGAATCGCGGACGGCCGGACCACGCTGGTGCGTGGCGGGATCCGGAAGTCCGCGATCGGCGGCACGACCCTTGTCGATTGGGAGGCACCGTTCGGGGTGCCGATCCAGTACCGGGCCGAGCAGTTCGACGAGACGGACACGTCGCTGGGGTTCACGGAGACCTCGACGACGCTCGACGTGGCGGACACGTGGATCCACCAACCGCTGAATCCGTCGGTCGCAGTGTCGCCGCTGCGACTGTCGAAGACCGCCGGGGACGTCGCCCGGTCGACGCCAGGCGAGCTCGTCTACGTGCAGGGCGCGGAGTTCGCGACCCGTATCGGCGGCCAGCGGCGCGGTGTCGCTGCGGTCCCGTTCGAGCTCCTCACCCGGTCGCTGGCGGACGCTGACCGCTTGCAGGCCGTGTTCGGCCGGTATGGCAGCCGCGGCGCCGGGGTGGTGTGCATCCGGACTCCGCCGCCGATGCGTCTCCCGCGGACGTTCTACGCGTCCGTCGACGAGGTGCACGAGGTGCCGGTGAACATCCAGATCGGCCGCGAGGACATCACGTTCACGTTCGAGGCGACGGAGGCCCGGCCGCCCGCTCCCGGGCTCGTGACGGCCGTCCTGCGGCGCAAGGACATCGACGCCGCCTACCCGACCCGAGCGGCCCGTGCGGCGGCGTACGCGACCCGCCTCGAGCGGGACTCGGACTACTCGCTGGCGGGGGTTGCCGATGCGTGAGAGCACCGAGCAGCTGCGCGACGTCCTCGGCTCCGGCTCGTTCGACGTGCAGTGGATCGCGGATGTCTACTACGCCGGCAGTCGCCGGATGGCGAACGTCGACATCACCCGGCCGTCGTTCACGGACGATCGCATTGCGAAGGTGCAGGGGTCGGGGTCGTGCACGGTGGTGTGGACGTCGGCCTTCGCCGCGTCCCTGACACCGCGTGCCGCGTCGGACATGCTCGCCCCGTTCGGCGCCGAGCTGTCGATCGCGGTGCTCGTCACGGCCGGCTCGTTCCAGAGCAGGGTGCAGATGGGCTGGTACCGCATCGACGAGGTCCCGAGCGCCGCGGACCATCTCGAGGAGTTCGGCGGGCGGCTGATCCCCGTTGGGTCGACCGTCGAGCTGACGCTGATGGACCGGATGCGGAAGACGCAGAAGGACCGCTTCGACGTCCCGTCGTCGCCGCCGCAGAAGCTGTCGGTGCTGACGGAGGCGCAGCGCATCACCGGCTTCCAGATCGTCCGCGAGCTCCCCGACGGGCCGATCCCCGGGTCGTTCGCGTACGAGGAGGAACGCCTTGACCCGCTGTACGACCTGCTCGCGCTGATCGATGCGGAACCGTACATGCGGCCTGACGGGTCGATCGGGCAGCGGCCCCTCGATTGGCCGGCCGTCACGGACGTCCTCACGGACGGGTCGGATGGCACGGTCGTTTCGGTCGGGAACTCGATGTCGGCGGAGAAGGTCTACAACCGGGTCGCGGTTCGTTCGTCGGCGTCGGACGGGTCGGACGTGCAGATCCTCGGGTCGGCGCAGATCACGGAGGGCCCGCTGCGGGCGGTGAATCCGGATGGGTCGCCGTCGCCGTACGGCCGGGTGACCTACTACTACTCGTCGGACTTCATCACGACTCGGGAGCAGGCAAATGCGTACGCGGCGCAGCTGCTGCCGCGGGTGTCGTCGTTGCGGACCAGGGAGGTGCCCGTCGAGGAGGTCTTCAACCCGCTGCGGCAGGTCGGAGACGTCCTCGAGGTGCGTCAGGCGGGCAGGGACACGATCGTCGGCCGGGTGAAGACCCTCGACCGGTCCGAGTCGGCGACGCAGCAGATGACGTTGGAGGTGCAGTAGTGGACCTCGCAGCGGCTCTGTTCGGCATGGGTGACGGCTCCCGAGTGACGGTCTGGCTGGCAAAGTACGTCAGCCGCGACGGCGCGACGGTGCAGTGCGACGTGTCGAACGGCGACGCGGTCGGCCGGGTGAGCGCGCAGACGATGTCCGAGTACCGGCCGTCGGTGGGCGAGCAGGTGTGGCTCCTCGCGGTCACGCCTCCGGATGGCGGGGTGAAGTTCTACTACACGGGCCCCGTGCTGATGCCGCCCCCGGTCGGGACGGTCGTGTCGGCCGCGTCGGACTACGTCACGGTCGACACGGACGCCGGCCAGGTGCAAGCCACCTACAACCAGGGCGACACCCTGTCGGCGTCGCAGAAGGTCCGCCTGGTGTGGTCCGACGGCGCACACGTAGTCGGCGTGCTGTCCACGAATCCGCTCCCGGTGGAGCCGCCTGCGCCGCCGCCGAGCGCCGGCCCGTCGACGCACGTGGACACGTTCACCGCGATCGATGCGGGCTCGTTCTCGGGCGGTCGGTGGTGGCAGCCGTGGGCGTCGGACTCGACGCTCGGCGCCTGGTTCTTCGGCAGCAAGGTGCGGGACACCCTGCGGGGCGCTCCGGTGTCCCGCATCGAGATGTGGGTCAACCTCGCGTCGAAGTTCGGGGCTGCGCCGAACATCGGCACGCACCCTCATGACGTCATCCCCGGCGGCGCGCCTGCGATCGCGAACGCCCGACCGATCCCGGTCACGTCCGGCACGTGGCTCGAGCTGCCCGTCGAGTTCGGGCAGACGCTCTCCGATGGCTCCGCTGCGGGGATCGGCCTCGCGCACGGCGGGTTCAACAAGTTCGCCGCTCTCGCCGCGGACGCCCAGTCCGGGGCGCTGCGCATCACCTCCACCTACTGACCCCGCGACGAGCGGGTACCGACGGAAGGAACCCGCATGGCAGCGGACGACCACGGCCCCAAGGGCAACGGCATCTACTCGGCGGCTGGCGGATCCGACGACGGCGCCGACCTCACCGAGATTGCCGCGTACGCCGCGACGGTCGGCAACCGGAAGGTCGGCTCCACCGCGCAGCGAAACGCGGCCGTCACTGAGGAGAACGGCACGTGGGAGGGCCTCATCTGGGGCGACACCACCGACGGAAACGAGTACCGGTTCACGTCCGGTTCCTGGGCTGTCCTGTTCCCTCAAGTGCGCGACACGAAGTACGCGAGCCGCGGCATCGTCGGCCTCGGCCCGAACGAGACGACGGTGTTGGCGTCGACGACCGTCACGATCCCCAACGGCCGCACGGCGACGCTGCGGTGCTCGGGTGTCACGTCGATGGGGAAGAACGCGTCGGATGGCGCCTTCGCGGGCAGCCTCACCCTGACCGTCGGAGGCGCAGCCCAGCCGGGCCCGGTCGCGTTCCACTCGCAGCAGGCTGCTGCGTACATCCCCTTCACACCCGGTGCGGCGTGGAACGTGCCTGTGGTCGGGACAGGGCAGCCACTCACTGTCGCGCTGCAGATCCGCGCGAACTCGACCTCAGCCCCCGGCGCGATCTACAGCACCGGGCTCCTCGTCTCCGCGGAGTACTGACCGGTACGAGCTCCACCACGCCGTCCTACTTGGGGCGGCGTTCGTCATGAAGGGAGACCCATGGTCGCCAGATTCAGCGTCGGCCTGTCGTCCTACGACGACCTCCGCGGCGTAGAGCAGTTCGTGTCGTCCGAGCGGATGGCGCTGCAGTTCCTGTCCGTGAAGGTCGACTTCGACCAGATGAAGGCCGACCAGCAGTCCTTCGACCGGCTGTCGGTCAACGAGGGCATGCGGTCCCGGCCACGGCAGACGTACCTCTGGAACAACCGGGCGGCGCTCGGTGTCGTCGTCGCTCCGCCCTTCACGTCCCGGCACGACGAGGAGAAGCATGGCAACGCGATCGACATCGGCGTCACCCGCGCCGACGGGTCGAACCGGGCGCTCTCGTCGATCGAGTTTGCGTGGCTGCACACGCAGATCGAACGCCGCGGCGGCACCTGGACGGGCGTGAACTTCGGCGAGCCGTGGCACCACGAGATGGCGACCCGGCCGGAGCAGGTGCCGCCCTACCCGGACGCTCGCGCGTTCGTCGCCGCCGGCCCGAACAGGGCGAAGCCGACGACTCCTGCACCGCCGGCGGCACCGCCGCCGGACCCGTATCTCGAGATCGGAGAAGACACCATGCAGATGGTCACCGTGGCCGGCAAGGCCCCGCTCGGCGGCGACATCGCCGTCCTGGACGGCCTGCGCGCCGCCTACCACACCGACGGAGAGGCGGACGCGTACCGCTTCGGCCGCTCGATGGGGATCCTCGCGCCCGGGCAGAACAAGGACGCCGTGATCCGGAAGCGGCTCACGGACCTCGGGCTGAACATCGGCGTCGACGAGCTCCAGACCCGCCTGCGGGCGATCAAGAAGGCCGGCGGCACCGTCGACCCCTACTACGACGGGAAGTTCTGATGGCCGACGGCAAGCACGAGGCGACCGGCCTCGAGACGCAGGACATCTGGTACGCGACGCAGCGGGTGCTGCGGACGATCGTGCAGGTCGGGATCCCGGCGTTCATCACGTTCGCCGCGGTCCTCCCGACGATCATCGGCGCACTCGGGCTGCCGGTCGACGGGACCGTGTACCTGTGGCTGCTGTCCGCGGCCGGTGTGATCACCGCGGTCGCCGGTGCCCTGTCGCGGGTGATGGCGATCCCGGCGGTGAACGGGTGGTTGACGCACATCGGGCTCGGTTCGGAGCCGAAGGCGGTGGTGGTGGAGCGGACCGCGGCGAAGACGTCGGACCTGCAGCCAGCGGCGGTCGAACCGTCGACCGTCGACTACCGGCTCGAGCAGGACGACGACACCACCACGGCTCAGTAGGCCGTGACGATCATCCCGGGGGTGGGCCTCATGCAGTGGCTTCTCGCATCGACCGTGTCCACCCCCGACTCGGCGCCCGCCGGCTTCTGGGACTGGGTGTCCGGCACCTTGTCGGTGTCGGACATAATCCAAGGCTCCGGGCTAGCGCTGATCGTGGTGCTGTTCGCCACCAGGCGGATCCTGACGATCGGCGACCACCGGGGCCGCATCGAGGACCTCGAGAAGTACCACGCCGCGGTCCTGCGCGAGAAGGACGCCCGGTACGCCGAGATGAAGGAGTCCCGGGACTTCTGGCAGGAGGCGCACGACGAGCAGTCGAAGCGCGCCGACAAGGCCGAGACCGGGGTCCGTGAGCTCGGCGTCGAGTACGCGCAGCTCTCCAACCACCTGCTGGGCTCCATCGAGCAAGCCGCTGAGGTGACGCCATGAACGAGCAGACCGCTGGCCGCGAGGAAGCACGCCGCGCCCGGGACGAGGCACGGTCCGCGTCGCACCGACTCGACATGCTCCTCGACACGATCCGCACGGGGCCGCTCGCGCAGTTGCGGCAGTCGAGGGAAGAGAACCACTTCGCGCAGAAGATGCGCGCGATCATCCGAGGGGAACACTGATGGACGTCTGGCTGAACACGTGGGCGACGGCCCCGGCGACGGTGGCGGGCGTGTTCGCGCTGCTGACGGCGCTGCTGTACGGGCTGGGCTCGCCCTGGTACCGGTCGGTCCTCGGGACGGTGTTCTTCGGCCTGTTCGTCGGCTCGGTGCCCGTGTTCGCGCTGGTGCTGGTGCGGCGCATCGTCGCGACGATCGCGTCCGGCGGCCCGCAGACGTCCGGTGACGGCCTGGGTGCGCTCGCGTTCGCCGTGTACACGTTCGTCGCTGTCGTCTGGGTGCTGGTGTTCTTCACCGTCGTCCGCGAGCGCCGACACACCCCGACCCCGACGCCGCCGATCGAGCGGCGTCACGACTCCCGCGCTGCGGCGCACGACTGAGAGCAGGAAGCATGGCCACCACGTACTCGGAGATCCGGGTCCGGCGCGGGTCCCTGGAGTGGTTCCAGGGGGAGAACCGGGTCTACGGGCCCGGGGAGCCGTTGCACGTCATCGACGCGACGCACAACGACTGGCTGTCCGGCGATGGCGTCCGCGACTTCAACACGCTGTGGGGCGACACGAACGCGATCGCCGGCCGAGCGGCGACCTCTGCTACCGCGGCGTCGTCGTCAGCGTCAGCAGCGGCTACCTCCGCTACCGCGGCAGCGAAGTCCGCGTCGGACGCGGCCGGATCGGCGGCTGTCGGCGATGCGGCGGTCGCGGGGTACGTCGGCAACGCCTCGAGCGCTTCACGTGCGGAGCTGGACAAGCGCTACGCCGGACTGGGCGGGTCGCCCGTCTCGGGGACGAGCGTGTACCGGCAGCGGTACGCGAAGGCGAAGACGTCCGCGATCAGCACCTTCCTCAGCAAGCTCGGTGCCCGACACCAGACACCGTGCGACATCGTGATCATCGGCGACAGCTACACCGAGGGTGAGGGCGCGACGGCGCGCGCGTTCCGCTTCGTGAACGCGTTCCGCGACCGCATCCGAGCGTTCCACCCGACAGGCGGCGTCGCAGGCGGCTCGAACTACCTGACGGCAAACCCGATCATCGCGTCGTACCCGAAGGATCCCTCGGGGTCCTACACGTCCGACTTCCGTTTTGGATTCGGCAAGCGCGGCGTGCAGCTCGCCGCTGGGACCCCGATCACGTTCACGGTGTCGGCGACGTCCGTGCGCATCGCCTGGCTCCGGGACACCGGAACGGGTTCGTTCACGTACTCGGTGAACGGTGGTGCGACGACGACGGTCAACACGAGCGGTGCGCACGCCGATGGTCAGACGACTACGATCGCCGGCCTCTCTGGCGTGACCGACACCATCACGATCGCCCTGAACTCCGGCTACGTCATCATCGAGGGCCTCTACGTCTACAACGGTGACGAGACCCGCGGGATCCGCGTCTGGGAGTCTGGGCACTTCGGGTGGACGGCCGCCAACTTCATCTCGACGCCCTCGGGCGGCACCGCGACGGACTGGCTGGCTCACGTGACGAACGTGCAGCCGTCGCTCGTCGTCGTCGAGCTCGGCGAGAACGACGCGACGAAGGTCTCGGCAGCGACGTACCAGTCGAACCTGTCGACGCTGATCTCGAACGTGAAGGCGGCGTGCACGGCGGCACCGAGCATCGTGCTCGTCGCCGGCCCGGAACGGAACAACACGCTCGTCGAGGCGTGGGCGAACTACGTCGCGGCGATGAAGTCGATCGCGTCGAACGACAGCACGATCGACGTGCTCGACCTGACCACGGTCCTCCCAAAGGTGAACGGTGCGCCGGCGGGCTGGTACGCGGACTCGGTCCACCCGTCGAACCGCGGCCACGCGGAAATCGCGACCGCGCTCGTGGAGTTCATCACCCCGTGACGACGAAGGCCCCCGCTGCTCCTCTGTGGAGCGGCGGGGGCCTCTTTCGTCGTTCGTCAGGCGCTCGGGACGGCTTCGGCGATCGCCGCGCTCACGAAGCCAGCGAGAGCGTCGTAGCCCTTCTGGTTCGGGTGCAGGTTGTCGGGGAGCATGTTGTCCGCGACGGAAGGGTCCTTCATCCAGCCGGCCTTGAGCGCGTCGATGAACGTCGCGTCGTGGCTCGATGCGGCCTGCTTTACGATGCTGTCCATCGCGACGACGCCGGGCGCGCTGGGGTCGTAGGGCCAGAAGGGGCCGACGACGATGAGCTTCGCTTCCGGGGCGGCGGATCGGATCTTGTCGAACGTGGTGTCGACGGCGGCGGTGAACGCGGCGGGGTTGGCGTCGTAGTTCTTGGAGTCGTTAACGCCGCCCATGACGACGACGTACTTCGCGTCGGCGGGGATCTTGCTCGCCCGGTCGACGAAGGTGTCTCCGCCCTTCGAGCTGGTGGTGACGTAGCCGGTGTCGCCGACGCCGTCGACGTCGGCGCGCCAGTCGAGCTTCTGCGCGATCTCCCGGGGCAGGGCGGTGCGGGCGGAGTTGGCGCCGTAGCCGAAGGTGTAGGAGTCGCCGAGGAAGTGCACGAGCGGTCGGGCGTCGGCCGGGCTGGTGAACGTGGGGATGGGTCGCGGTGTCGCACCCTCTGCTGCGTTGGAGGCCTTCACGTGCTGCATGGCGAGCACGACCATGGTGACCGCGAACACCGCCAGCAGCCCGATGATGATGCCCTTGTACGACCGGCTGAACCAGTCCACGAATCCGTTCCCCATGATGTGCTGATCCTAAGCGACGCTCAGGATGCGCCCCGCCCCTCCTTCGAGGGTGCGGGGCGCTTTTCGTCGTTCAGCGCTCGGTGGTTGGACGGTAGCGCGCGGGCAGCCAAGTGCCGTTGACGAGCCGCGTTGGGCGGACGAGGGTCCACCGTTGCCCTTCGACCTCGATCGATTCGAGCGGCCTGGTGTCGATCGTGACGTGTTCGTCGCCGGTGTCGCGCTCGAGGATGACGACCGTGCGCTTCGAGGGTTCGTGAGGGTAGTGAGTCTCGTGCAT